GCCATGGTGCAGCTCCATCGTCTGCGCACTGATCACTGGCTCCAGAGCGTTTGCAGCATAGGGCAGGTCGGGCAAGGTAAACGGCGATGCCGACTGCGCCAGCGCGGCAACGGGCATGGACATGAATGTAGCGATGACTGCAGTGCGAATCATATGAATGTTCCTCTTCCATCGTGGTGCGATGGGTTAACCCCGCAAGGAGACGGGCTGTTCCGCAAAGCAACTGCGTCAAATGCGACATTGCATGCAGGAAACGAACGCAGTCAGGGTGTGAAAACCCAAGGCAGGATCACCCCGCTTTTGGTGGAGCATTTGCCAAGTCGTTCGATTTGCACAAGGCGGAGCCAGATCCTAATGATCGTGCCGAAGCTAAGCTCATTTTGTCAATATAGGGGAATATGCTTACGCCTTGTTGCGTAAAAAAGCCTATTGACCTGCCAATACGGGCCACTAAGGCTAGACTTAAACTGTAGCAACGTCAGCGCCTTGCTGAAGTCTTGGCTCCGGCGGTAGGGATCGAACCTACGACCAATTGATTAACAGTCGCATTATGGGCTTCCCGCACATTCCGGTTTATTCCCGCGTTGTCCCGCAATCGCCTTATTTTATTGGGGTTCTATTGCCTTACCAGCCCGAAGGATGCCTTCTAATGCGGAAGGTTCTTCTCTACGTATCCTCTACGCGTAGGGATTTGCCGCATCCACGGAGGGACGCCAAATGCCTAAACTCAAGCTGACAAGCGCCGTTGTTTTCGAACTGCCAAACCCGGCAAGCGGACAGATACTTTACTACGATACGACGACGCGGGGCTTTGGGGTTCGCGTTGGTGCCACGAAGAAGTCGTACATCGTGGAAGCGCAAGTGAACGGGAAGACCCGACGCGTCGTCATTGGCGATACGACGAATTGGACGACCGAAGCCGCCCGCAAAGAGGCCAAGAGATATGCGGGGCAAATGGCCGGAGGGGCTGACCCGAATGCACAGAAGGCGGAAGCGCGGGCACGGGTGATGACGTGGGCGGAGGCGCAAGAAGCCTTCTTCAAAGGCCGTAAGATCAAGGCCACGACAGTAGCAAACTACAAAAGCGTGTTGCGTTGTCACTTCTCGGACTGGGATGGCAAGCAACTAAAAGACCTCTCCCCCGCCATGATGCTGAAACGGTTTGGCACCATCGGTGACACGACTGGGCCAGCGACCGCGAACTTAGCGGGCCGCATCTTTCGCAGCGTGTGGAATTTCTGCCGCGCTTCAACGGCTGACGGGGCAGGGGTCTACGTCCTGCCGGAGTGCCCGGTGCGTCGTGTCAGTGAAACCCGCTCATGGAACAAGGTAGCGCGTCGGCAGACATACGTTCGGAATGATCAATTGCCCGCATGGTTTGCAGCAGTCCGCGGGCTGACCTCGGAACGTCATCCCGATCATGCCGCCGCCTTCTCCGACCTCTTGGAACTTTATATCCGCACGGGCTTGCGTCGGAACGAGGGGATGGCACTGGCATGGAAGGACGTGAACCTCGCGGGCCAGACCTTCACCATAGCTGAGACGAAGAACGGAAAGCCCCTGACGCTCCCCATGTCATCGCAGCTTGTGACGTTGTTTGAACGCCGTAAGGCCGCAACCGGGGGCAAGGGTTACGTCTTCGCAGGCGACGGGAAAACCGGACGCCTGACCGATCCCCGCAAGATGCACGAAGCGTTGCAGAAGGCTTGCGGCGTAGCTTTCGGTTTCCATGACCTCCGTCGCACCTTCGCCACGTTGGCGGAGAGTTTGGACCTGTCGGCGTACGCCATAAAACGGCTTCTCAATCATGCTGACAACGGGGCAGACGTAACCGCAGGTTATTTGATGCACGACCCCGAACGTCTCCGGGTGCCAATGCAAAGAATATCCGACGAATTGGACCGTCTCGCGCGATTAGAAGTCGCGCTTAAAACCGCAGCTTGATCCGTGCAAATATTTGCACAGTATTAGGGAAGAAATTCTTTTGTCCCGAGATTGAATTATCGGGGCAATTACGCCACGTTCGGGTATGAGACGTGTATACCACGGAGGGTCTTCGAGTTTTCGAGCGGTCTCACTGAATGTAAATCCTTCCGTGGAGGCCGATATGGCTAAGACCGACCAAATTATGACGCCCAAAGAGGCGGCGCAATATCTCAAGGTATCTTACGATTTTCTGGAACGTGACCGATGGACCGCAAAAGCTGCGGGCCTTGCTCCGCGCGTTCCGTACTCTAAGATCGGAAAGCATGTCCGTTATCGGCTGGCTGATCTGGAAAACTTCATAAATTCGCACATGCAGGGCGCGTGACCTGCTGAATTGGATAGGGGAGAGGTTGCCGCCTCTCCCCTCAATGCAATGCGCTTCCCAACGCCCCTAGAATCTAACCTCTCGCGGATTCTTCGGCAACGCTTAGGCGCGTCTTATTCGAGATTCATTATGCCCAAGGATACGGTGGCATCCATTACTTTCGAGACAGAAGCGGCGCGGAACCTGTACCAATCGCTGTCCGCAATATACGCAATGAAGCCTCATCCCTATGAGTACATGCAGTTTAGGAGCGATGACCATGCTAGGCAGGTGGGTACGTTGCTTCTGCCCGATAGGCCGCACGTTCATGCGGGCAACGTACTGCAACGTCATTTGCGCTGGCTTCCGCACGGCGTTGTAGGAGCCGATGGGTGGCAATGGCGGTATGAAAGCTACGAAACAACTGCCTTAGAACTAGACCTGATAAGCCCCTCTGCGAAAGAGCCCCGCGAAGCTGGGAGCCGTACAGTCAAGAATGCTACGAAGTCGCTTGTCGATGGTGGCATCCTTATACGCGAGTTTAGGAAGCCTACTGGAAGGACGAACGGTCCAATGGTCAGTCATTATCGCCTAAGTGAACCTGCCTACTGTACCATTGTGGCCCTGCTCAAACCGTTCTGGAAAGATGACTACCGCACGAATGAGATAGATAGTCGGACCTTCCGCCGCATCTGGGCGGAACTAAGGTACCCGACTGACGGCGCACCCTACCTTCGAGACCTTATCTCCGGATGGCGAAAAATTGCGACGGACGATAGCGCAGTAGACATCATGCAGAGAGTACTTGACCGTACGCGAGTGCTGTTCACGGGGCATCACTAGGGGGCACGATCATGCCCCCACATGGGTACATATCTATGCCCCCAATTTAGCGGGAAGGGGACATATCTATGCCCCCATGTGGGGACATGTTTATGTCCTCTATAATAACAACAATAAGAACACGGTTATAATAACTAACTAAGAACGCGTTTACCTTCGCTCCGCTTCGGAAACGCCAATGACCAAGTCCAATGCGGGATAATCTCTCTTCGGGAAGAGATAGAAGATAGATGTGAAGCGGGGGTGTATGGCGAGGCTGACGCTGGCGTCTGACTTATATCCGGCCCGCGATCTACCCGTGAACGGGAAGGGCCTTCTGCGACCCTCTCCGTGAGTCCTAGAGGGTGGACCATATCCTATACCACGATCTTCCGCCGGATGGGTGCGGGGTATTGCTTAGTCGGGGCAAGATAGAGATATTCCGGTTACGCCTTGGCTGGCGAGTCCCGCTAGTCTTGCCACCCATCCCGTGCAAATATTTGCACGGACGTGTACAACGGAGATAGTAGTGATACCGAACCGGAGAATTGCGTGATGGGTGGGCAAGGCTGGTGTTCTCCAGAGGGAGCAAGCGCGGTTGCAGCGTTAGCTTCTCTTGCCGTTTCAGCATTCGCATACGGTGCGGCTCGTACTAGCAATGCAGAGGCCAAGGCAGCACGAGAGGCGACGCTACGTGTAACGAGGGATGAACGGCGTAAGGAGATATTGGCTTCAATCTCCAAGCGTATCGCTGAAAACAACGCGGCCCGCCTTGAACTTATCTCGACTTGGGGCGAATTGCACGAAGAACTTGAGGGCTTGGGGGACGGACCTAACCAAGACGAACTCCGTAAGATGATTATTGATGCGCTTGATGGTCATGGGGAAGAGGTACAGAAACGCATTGATGAAGGTGAAGCTGCCTTTCGTCGGGTACGTGAGGATAAGACCCTCACCCTTGATGCCCTTGAAGATCATCTAAACGATGAACAGGTCAAAGCCGCGTTGGCCGGATACGATGTGACCTTCATGCGTTCGGTATTTGAACAGTACCGCCGCATGATCCGTAAAGCCAAAGACAGAGAGGGTTGGGACCCTGCTACCTAGGGAGAACCCTTCTCGTTAATCGGAGTGGGTCTTGGCTCTCGAAAGGCTCGCTCACTCCGCCGAAGACCAGACGACACGGCCCCGGTGATCAGGGGCACCATACAGCCGAACCACGGATGGTAGTGCTGACCTGTGACGGGTCCGACAATCCATGCCGACCGCTGCCCTACCTTCGAACCTGCGCTTCAACAAGAAGCCGAAGACGGTGGCCGCGTCTGCCAAGCCTGTACTTGCGACCGCAACCGACCGTGCCAAGGCGTTCAAGGAATGGCTGTCTTCGGGCTTCACGATCCCCGCTGGCATCAGCCGTGGCCGTCCCCTCGAACTCCATCCGTTCCAGATGGATTTTGTCGAAGCTACATTGGCCCGTGACGGCGCATCCCCGTTCTATCGTACATGCTGTTTCAGCCTTGGCCGTAAGCTGGGGAAGTCCAGCCTCCTAGGCGCGATGCACCTTGGCTGGGCGCTGCCGGACTCTCCGATATTCATTGGCGGCTATCGTGGCGCGATCCTCGCCCCCACGGCACGGCTGGGCGGGTACATTCCGCAAGCGATGCTGGACATGATGGAAGTGTCGGGCAGGGGCGGGGAAATCATGTTCGCCCAGCGTCCCCAGCCGGGATGCGTGAAGTTTCGCAGTGTGTCTGCGACGATCCAGCTTCAATCCGGCTCTGGCCTGTCGGGCCATGGCTCCGACGTGGATACCTTCACGATTGACGAGGCGGGGCTTATGCCGCCCCAGAAATCCGAACTCTTCGCCTCCGCATTCGATGCCGTCGCCGCCCGTGATGGTCAGCTTCTCTTGATCGGCGTCCGGGCCACGGGGCCGCAATTCAACACGATCCTAGAGAGCAAAGACCCCCGTACTCACGTTGCCCTGTACGGTGCTGGCCCGACTGACGATCCCGGCAATCCGAAAACATGGGGCAAGGCTATTCCCCCCGGCGGCGAACTGATCAAGTCGGGCCGCTTCATGGAAGACGCTTTCGCCAAAGCGAAGGCCGAAGCATCAACACGGCAATTTCAGGTCTTCCACCTGAACCAGCGCATCGACCCTGCCAAAGACCTGCTGGTCCAGTATAACGACCTCGCCGCGATTTATGACGAAACTGCTGAGTTACTACCAGATGAGCCTGTCCATATAGGAGTCGACCTTGGGGGCAGCTCAAGTATGACCGCAAGCGCGGTCATCGGGCTTGAAAGCGGCGTTATTAAGGTGCTGGGCGCGTTCCCGTCCGAACCCTTCAACCTTGCTGAACGTGGCAAGCGTGATTTTGTCGGTGATCTATATGTCCGTTGTTATGACGCGGGGGAACTGCTGCTGACCTCCGGGCAGGTTTCAGACCTCGACGAATTTCTGCCCCAGCTCGTCAAGATAGTTGGCGATCGGGCCGTCCACAGCGTGAGCGCAGACAGATACAGGAAGGCAGAATTTTCGACGGCGCTGGCCCGTCAGAGGATCGAATGGCCCATGATATGGCGCGGTACAGGTCCCCGAGACGGGGACGTGGACATACGCGCTGCCCGTCGCCTGATCATGTCTCGATCTGTCCGCATGAAGCGGAGCGTCTTGCTGGAAGCCTCTATCGCGGAGGCGACGGTAAAGACCGCTAGCACGGGGGCCGTGACGCTTGAGAAGAGCACTCCGACCAGTCGCATTGACGTTGTGCAATCCGCTGTCCTCGCACTATCCGCGCTGCTGACCGCCCGTGAGATGCCCGCCCCGGAATATGAGGTGGTCACGATATGACGCGGGAAGAGATTGCAGCCGCCAAGAAAGAACGCGACCGCCTGCTAGGGCTGGCCGTCTGGAAGCGGAGCATCCGTCCCTTTGTTGCGGAACGGGCAAACTTTCGGTGCGAGACATGCGGGGTCTACCTTGGGCGCTTCGGAGAGGCCGACCATCGCATCCCGAGGAAGGATTGCGAGGCTCACGGCATCAGCGTGACCGATCCCGACAACCTGCAATATCTCTGCCCGTCCTGTCACGCGAAGAAGACCAACGCGGAACGGTGGGCAGGGCACGAAAAGAAGCCGCCCCGGCGTGGCCCTAGCGGGCGTCGGGCGCAAGTGCTTGGGCGAAACAGGTTCCTAGCGGCGGCGGGCATCCTTCCGGGGATGGAGGGCATGACATGACCATCTAGCCCTTAAACCGTCGACCCCATGCACAAATTTGCACAGATTTTCATTGAATATAAAGGGAAATTCCCATGCTCAAATCGCAGGAAATTCAACTCGCCCAGTCCAAGCGCCGTGAGCGCATGGCTGAAATCCAGAAAGCCGATACCGTCTCCGACGAGGGCCGCACCGAACTGCGGTCCTTGTCCGCTGCCTATGAGGGTGGCGAAATCGAACTTCGCGCGGCGATGCTGGTGGAAGGTGCCCAGCGCGACCAGATGCAAGCCCCCGAGAACGACAAGGCGGGCGCTGACTTCGAACGCGAGTGCCGCGCCTTCTCCGTGTCGAACGTCGTTGCCGCAATCGAAGGCAACCGCGCCCTTGAAGGACGCGAAGCCGAGGTGGTGAAGGAACTCGAAACCCGCTCCGGTGGCCCCCAGCGTGGCGGCATCCTTCTACCGTGGCAGGCGCTGGAAACCCGCGCCGATGCCTTCACCACGACCGCCGACCCTGAGGCGGGCAACATGGCGACCCGCCCGACTATGGCCGCGCTGGAACGGTTCTTCGAAACCTCCGCTGCCGCGCAATTCGGTATCACGTCCGTACAGGTGCAGGGCCGTCCCCGTTGGCCGTCCATCGTGGACGGTGCCTCCGCGACATGGCTGGGCGAAGGGGAAGGCGTCGATGCCGAACCTATCCAGACCGTGACGAAAGAGGCGGCAATCCATACGGCGGGTGCCCGATACCTGTTGTCGCGCCAGAGCCTGCGCGAGAACCCCGGCCTTGAAACGATCCTGCGCCGCGACCTGTCGAACGTTCTGCGCGAAGCTGTCGACCGCGCTGTCTTCCAAGGGTCGGGCGTCGGGCCGGAACCTGCGGGGCTGGCCGTGCAGCTTGCGGGCTTGAGTGCGTATGATCTGGACGCGAAAGCCGACTTCTCCCCGTTGCTGGCCTATGCCGTGCGGCTGATGGAGGATTCGAAGCTGTCGAACCTCAAGGAACTGCGGCTGGCGATGGCCCCCAGCGCCTTCGGAACGCTGGTTGATGACCTTTATCCGGGGACGGGTATCAGCCCCTTCGACCGTCTGCGATCCACCTTCCGCGAACCTGTCGTGTCGTCGCAGGTCAGCCCCACGGCGGCGCGGGATGCCACGGGCAAGGGCGCTTCGACCATGTTCATGCAGGCGGGCACGGGCAATGGGTACGTTGTGAACTGGGGCCAGCCGGAATTGATCGTGGACCCGTACAGCGAAAGCAAGTCGGGCAAAGTGGCGATGACGGTCTTTACCTTTGTCGACCTGATCTTCCATCGCCTTGCGACCCACTGGCTCGCGCTGGGCGGCGTACAGGATCGGGCCTAAGCCATGATCGAGACCCGCTCCATCTGGCCTGTGCAGGGCCTTGAGGTGCGCCAGAAAGGGGGGCGTCCGACCATCGTCGGGCGCTTCCCCTACAACGCGCTTGCCACATTGGCCGACCGTGGGCGGGTCCGTAAGGAAACCATCGCCCCCGGTGCCTTCTCCTACGATCTGGAAGAGAACCCGCTTTCGGACATTTCCCTTCTGTTCGGGCACAGCTTCGATAAGCCGTTGGCATCCCGTCGCAGTGGAAGCCTGACATTCAAGGATACGAAAGACTTCCTTGAGTTTGTCGCGGTGATCCCCGAGGGCGCGGAACGTGCCAGCCATATCGTTGACGCGCTGGCAATGCTGGACGCGGGCCTTGTGCAAGGTGTGAGTCCCGGATTCCGCGTTCCCCCGCCTGATGTGGTGCCGGATGCCGAGGAACTGGTACCGGAACCCGGCAACCCGTCCGTGTTCATCCGTACGCTCAAAAAGCTGCGCCTCTTCGAATTGTCACTAGTGACACGCCCCGCCTATGAGGATTCCTCCGCCGAACTACGGGCGTTCGATAAGGCGCGGCTGTCCGATCAACGTCATTGGGTGCTGCCATGACCGTCGAAATCCTGTCCATCGAATACGATCCCGCCCCCCGGCCCACGCTGATCAATCTGCCGGGGCTGGCCCTTGAGGCTGACACAACCGAAGCTGCCGCGTCCCTTATGGTCGATACTGCTTGGCAGATGGTGGAAGCCTTCACGAAGCGCCATTACCGCCCCCTTGTCGGTGGCAAGGTGATCGTCCGCACCATAGGGGCCACCATGTTCAAGCTGCCCTTATGGCCCCTGCCGTCTGCCCTGACGGTGCATGTGCATTCCCATGGGGGATGGGGCACGGAGAAGGCGGCATATATCCCCGAGATCGGGGAAGTTGAACTAGAGGGATGGACGACCTACCGCCTGACCTTCGGGGGTGTTTCGCAACCGACCATCAAGCCGAATGTGATTCAGGCCGTGCGGAACCTCGCCCTCTACCTGCTGATCAATGATCCGGCCCGACGCGAGTTTCGGACGCAAGCGGCTGGGGATTCCAGCTTCACCCGCGAAACCATGATGGGTGCCCTGTACGGTTCCGGTGCTGGGGCCATGCTGGCAGGGGAGGTTCTGCAATGAGGTGGCCGTGGTCGAAGCGCGAGATGCGGGCAGAGGGGGACGTGACGACCTCCTATGTCCAGACCGCCCGCCTTGCCGCTTCCGGGGGCGGGGATGCCAGCTTGTCGGCAACCGTGGCAACCTGCGCCGGGGTGTGGACGCGGGCCTTCGGGATGCTGAAGGCGGAGGGGGGCGTAGCGGATGCCCTCACGGCGGAGGTGCTGTCACAGGTGGGGGCCGATCTGTTCTGGCGTGGCGAAAGCTGCTGGCATATCCGCTACGAAGACGGGGACCTTGCCCTTGTCCGTGCCGCTGCATGGGATGAACCCCAGTCGGGCCGCTTCCATCTGACCATCCCGCGACCGGAAGGGGTGGAAGTCGTCAAAGCGCTTGCCCCCGAGGTGCTGCGGATTGTCATTAACCCCGACCCGAATACCCCGTGGCGGGGCCGATCCCCGATTGCCTTCATGGGGCAGAGCCTCAAGCTGATGTCAGAGTTTGAGAGTACGGTGCTGGGGGCGCTGCCCTACGCGGGAAAGGGCCTGTTGCCGATCCCGTCCACCATTCCAGCCGATCAACAGGGGGCCATTATCAGCGGCCTCCGGACGGGTGCGCTGTCGGTGGTGAAGTCGAAGGCAGACATGGCGACCCATACGGGTGGGGACCGTACGGAGTTTAAGCGCGTCGAACTCACGCCCGATCTACAGCGGATGCAGCTTCCCGCCCTGATCGGTGATCTGCACAGCCGTATCCTTGGGGCCGCTGGCATCCCTCCGGGTTTGCTGCAACAGGCGGGGAACTCTTCCGGGCAGCGTGAAGTGTACCGCCTCTTTGCCCTGTCCACCATCGCGCCCCTCGCTGCCGCGATCACGCCAGAACTGACCCGCAAGCTGCGCGTGGATCGTCTGTCCATCGACGGGCTTATGTCTGCGGACGTGGCAGGCCGTGCCCGTGCCGTGTCGTCTTTGGTACAATCGGGCGTACCCCTGCAAATGGCGATGATGCTGGTAGGCTGGGAAGGCGTGAACGTGCCAAACGTGCCCGCCCCAGCGCCTGCCAAGCCTGCGGAGGAAGAGGAATGAGAACCGCCTTCCAACGCGCCTTCCATCGGGCAGCGGCACAAAGCCCCCTACATTGGCCTTGTACCGTGTATGAGACTGCCACGGGGGAGGATGGCCGCGCCCTAGTCGATGCGTCGGGCACCTTCGTCTATCGCGCCGTCGAAGAGACGCTGGGCTTCCTAGACGTACAAGCGGAAGATCAGTTTACGACCATCGACGCCCCGTATCAGGGGGATACTGCGCTGGGCGTGCTAACGCGGCGGGTGCTGGACCTCGACAACCTAGTCCTGATGGGCGGCACCCTGTACGGCGTCCTTGCGGTGAAGGGGGGCGATAGCGCAGGGGTGGCGATCAAGGTTCAGGCGAAGGCGGTGGACGATCCCGCTTCTGTCACGTTGCTGGGGTGGGCTGATGAAAACCCCAGCCTCTGACCCCTTCGACCATCGGGCACGGTACGCAGCGGATATGCTGCGGACGCTGGCACGGGCAGATGCTGCGATGCTGGAAGATGCGGGGCTATCGGAAGGGGAACGCTTCGCTCTAAATCGTGCTGCCCGTGCCCTGTCTGCTGGTACCCTTTCAGCGGATGATTATCGGCTGATCGTGTCCCTTGCTGGCAAGCTGTCGGAGGCGGAGGCATGACCCCGCGCAATCCGTTCTGGGGTGATCTGATAACGGACCTCAGGCGACAACACGGCATGTCTCAACGGAAGCTGTCGGAACTGTCATCGGTCCCCCGCAACACCCTACGCAAGGTGGAGACGAGCGACGCCTCCGTGACCATCGACGCGCTAGAACGGGTGTTAGACGTGTTCGGGTATGAACTCACAGCCTTAGACCGTGAGATTGGCACTATTCCGGCCAAAAAGGCGGTGCTTGTGTGAGTCCTAAAAGTCACACGTTTCGTAGTCTTACGCGTAGGAAATACAGCCCTACGTATCCTCTACGTGAAACGAAGAAGGGGTCAGCTATTTCTAGCTAACCCCTTGAACTTATTGGCTCCGGCGGTAGGGATCGAACCTACGACCAATTGATTAACAGTCAACTGCTCTACCGCTGAGCTACGCCGGAACACGAGGGGGTTCATACCCATGGTTTCCATTCCTGTCTAGGGCATGAAACGATAAATCTGCATAAGTCCGAAATTTTTTGCCCGTATCCGCCAGAGTTGGGAAGTTCGGAAAAAAGCATATGATTGCAGCGCAAATTCCTGCAGAAAAGCTCTTGCCTATCACAAGCATATCACGCTATTGACCCCCCAATTGCGGAGAGGTGGCCGAGTGGTCGAAGGCGCACGCCTGGAAAGTGTGTAGGCGGGGAACCGTCTCGAGGGTTCGAATCCCTCTCTCTCCGCCAATTATCATCAG